GGCGGCGCAGCAACATATGACTTCCTTGCTCAAAATCGCGAAATGCTTGGTAGATTATTCGGACAAGAAATCATGTTTACATGGAACACAGTCACCAAGAAACTATTCCTACAGCGCCGGATTAAGGCAGATGATGAAGTTTATCTGTATGTATACAAACATCGCAGTGATGAAGAACTATTGATGGATTCCTACAGCGCACCGTGGATCAAAGAGATGGCATTAGCGTATGCGAAACTGACACTAGCGGAAGCTCGTGGCAAATACAACACTATTGCTGGACCACAGGGCGGCACTAGCTTAAACGCTGATGCGTTGAGAACTGATGCTATGACACAGATCGAAAAGCTAGAAGACGAATTAAAAACATTTGTCGATGGTCAAGTTGGTTTTGGCATTATTATTGGTTGACAAGTATATATTTCTGTTGTATACTTAAAATATGAAAAAGAAATTATTAGTTATTGGCCATGGACGCCACGGAAAAGACACTGTATGCGAAATGCTACGTGACGATTACGGTTACTCATTTGAAAGCAGCAGCCAATTCTGTAGCAAATTATTCATTTACAACAATCTCAAGGAAAAATACGGCTATGAAACTGAAGAGCAATGTTATGCTGACAGGCATAATCACCGAGCAGAATGGTATGATGCTATCTGCGATTACAATGTACCTGATGCTGCTACTCTAGGCAGAGAAATGTTTGCTACCTACGATATCTACTGTGGGCTACGAAACAAGCGTGAATTCTTTGCAATGAAAAATACAGGTGTATTTGATTATTGTATCTGGGTTGACCGCAGTATGTATTTACCCCCTGAAGCAGCCAGCAGTATGAGCCTTGAACAATGGATGGCAGATTTCACGATTGACAATAATGGCACACTATCGGATATGAAGTTTAACTTAGAACGATTAATGCGCCACTTAACTTCGTAGATAACCTCGTAACCACCGTAATATATAGCTACCTTAATAAATACATACATCGAAGATGTTATAGAGGAGTTTATAAATGGCATTAGTATCCCCAGGTGTAGAGGTTACGGTAACAGATGAAAGTGCATACGGCGCCCCAGGCGCAGGCACGATTCCGTTAATCGTAGTTGCTACAAGAGAAAATAAAGCAGATCCAACCGGCAGTGAAGCCGATGGAATTGCGAAATACACAAAAAGTATTAACGCAGGTGACGTAGTTAGAGTAACTAGTCAGAGAGAACTATCACAGTTCTTCGGCAATCCTACATTTGAAACAAACAGCAGTGTTATCGTTCAAGGTAGTGAAACTAGTGAATACGGTCTACTCGCAGCGTATAGTTATTTGGGCCAAGGCTCACAGGCAATTATCGTTCGTGCTGACGTTGACTTAGCAGAACTAGAATCAAAATCAGGTGAACCAGTAGCAGATTGGTCAACAGCGTCCACAATGTGGATTGATACCAACGCAAGTAAATTTGGTATTCACGAATATGTTATCGCATCTGGTCTATGGGTTGCTAAGACACCAAGTGTTGAAGTAAACGCAGGCGCAACAGCAGGCGAAGTAACCGGCACATTTACACCAACTGCGGTTGTTGTTACAGGCGGATACTTAGTAGTAATCCACTTGGACCAAGATGGCGGCGCAAGTCTTCAGTATTTCGTAGAAACTACTGGCGCATGGGTAGCACTAACAAGTACTTCTGCTACATTCTCAGCACACTATAGTACTCCAGTAGCACCGAACAATGCCGACGTTTGGGTTAAAACAACTAGCCCTGGAAATGGTATTAGTCTTGTTGCTAGCGAATATACAACAGCATGGGTTACTACTGCCGTTCAAGGCGTAACATCTGCTGTAACTGGTGGATTATCCACTGCGATTGGTGACTTTGTTCCACAAGATGGTTCAAGCGTAACCGCATTGACAGCAGGAACTGCTGTAGAGAGTAGCCTATTACTTGATCTGGATACATTCGGTATTCTATTACAGCGTGTTTCTGTCGGTGCTCCAGTAGTATTAGATGGCTTAGCTAAGTATGCTCAAAATGACGCACCAGTTGCTACCGCCGTTGACGGCACATTATGGGTTGATACTACTGTAGGATCACTTGACATGTATGTTGTTAATGCCGGCGCATATGACGCTGTAGTAGCCACAGTAGGCACGACTGCTCCGACTGGACCAGTTGATGGCGCAGTTTGGGTAAACACTTCGCTTGCTTCCTTCGGTCAAGCAAATGAAAGAAGTTATCCTGCGATTAATGTATATAGCACTGCCTTAACAGCGTGGGTATTACATGATAATACGGACCAAACTACTGAACGCGGTGTATTGTTTGCTGATATTGATGATACACTCGGCGGCGGTGCTCCTATTGTTGGTGCTCCTTCTGCGGCAGTTTATCCTGACGGCATGATGGTTGTCAACATGGCTCAAAGTAAAAACGCTCTTCGTAGCTATGATGCTACTGTAGGCGCTTGGAGAAATGCTGTATCTAATCACGCTGATGGCAGTGGTCGTTTTGGACGCCATGCTCAGAGAGCAAAAGTTGCTCAGGCAATGCAAGCAGTTGTTGCTGGCACAGAACTACGTGAAGAACAGTATAACTTTAGTCTAATGGCTGCTCCTAACTATGTAGAATTGGCTGACGAACTACAAACACTAAATGCTGACAGAGGCGAAACTGCCTTTATTATTCTTGACGCTCCAATGCGTTTAGATCCAACAGCAGCAGTAAACTGGGTACAGAATACTGGTGTAGCTAGTGAAAATGGCGAAGATGGTCTAGTAACAAACTATACTTATAGTGCGGTTTACTACCCAGCAGGTCAATCAACAGAGCCACTTAACGGTAGTACTGTTGTTGTTCCAGCAAGTCACATGGCACTATATACATATGCTTATAGTGATAATATTAGCTTTATCTGGTTCCCACCAGCAGGCACAACACGTGGTGTAGTACAGAACGCAAGTTCAGTTGGCTATCTAACAACTGAAAATGAGTTTAAGGCAGTTGCCCTAACTCAAGGACAGCGTGACGCAATGTACACAAACAAACTGAACCCTATCTCTACATTCATAGGTCAAGGAACAGTTGTATTTGGACAAAAATCACTACACCCAACTACTAGTGCGCTAGATCGTGTTAACGTTGCTCGTTTAGTTGCTTATTTACGTGAGCGCTTTGACGAAATCGGACGTCCATTCTTGTTCGAAATCAATGATGACTTAACTCAGAAAAGAGCAAAAGTTGCGTTTGATCGTTTCTTGGGCGATATTCTAGCTCGTAGAGGCATCTATGATTATGCGGTAGTATGTGATGGTTCAAACAACACACCTGCTCGTATTGACCGTAATGAACTCTGGGTTGACATTGCTATTGAGCCTGCTAAATCAGCAGAGTTTATCTACATTCCAATCAGAATTGTTAACACAAACACGCTATAATAGCAAAAACATAAAGTATTTAAGTAGGCAGTTAATCGCTGCCTACTTTTTTGTCTAAATTTTAATAAATACATATAGAGTCATTGGCTCTATTATAGAGCCAGTAAGAGGAGACCATCATGGCAGTTATTTCAAATTTAGGCATTCCGGACCGTGGTAATGTTACATCGACTATTATGCCCAAGTTAGCATATCGTTTTCGTGTTACATTCATTTCACCACAGGAATCAGGATTTACCAACACAATCACAAGAAGCGTAATCGGCGCAAGTAGACCAACCCTACAGCACGACCCGATCACTCTTGATTCATACAACTCAAGAATCTATCTAGCAGGCAAGCACACATGGGCACCTATCCAAATCACTTTCCGTGATGATGTAGACAGTGCTGTTATGAAGCAGGTTAATGCTCAAATGAATCTACAAGTAGACCACGCTAATCAATCATCCCCGCGTGCCGGGTCATCATATAAGTTTGGATTGCTTGTCGAAACACTCGACGGCGCAAACCCATCTCCTGGTGTATTGGACACATATGAATTAGCTGGTTGCTTTATCACAAACGTATCATATGGTGATTTGAACTATGGACAAAGTGACCAGATCACAATGTCGATTACCGTACAATATGACAACGCAGAAATTTATGATGCTGCTGGTCAAGCAACACTAACTGGTGCTAAGATTTCTCAATCTGGCGCACAGGCGTCTGGTGCTGGATCTGCTTAATATAAGGTATGGCAAATTTTAAAAACATACCTAATCCTACTCCTATAGCTGGACCATTCAATAAGGCGGCGGAGATTTTTGGAGCAGATGCACCTGTATCTTTCCAAGAACCCCGTCGCCAGAACCAGTTCCAGTTAAAATTTAATATCAGTGATGAATCATATCCATCTGAGGTCATTTTCGACAGAGTTTCCTCTGTTGGACTGCCTGACCACAACTACAACGTGATGATGCTAAATCAATATAATAGACAACGACACATCACTACACGACTAACTCCTGGAACAATCGCGGTTCAGTTTTACGATACCAAAGATAGTCAATTTCAGGTAATGTTAGAAAAATATACTGCAAAGTACACTCACGGGTTTCAGGTACCGGATAATATAGCAAGCTTGAATGATGTGGTGTCGCCTAACTTTGACAACACGTTTGGCGTGAAAGCAACCAAGAATGGCAGTGGACGTTATTTCTTTAATAACATTGTTATCACGACATTTGATGTGGGTGGCATAACCGGTAGCACCAGAACTATTGAAGCCTTCAACTGTATGATTTCCGCAGCTAGTCACGACACGGTGGACTATGCTTCGGCTAATGCCATAATGTGGAATGTACAATTTCAGCCAGAGCATATTAACATGCGCACAGATGGACAGACCATAAGCGCTAGTGATAGTACTGGTAGTGATGCTTGGAAAAAAGTTACTGAGGGCAATACCATTTTCGCCAAGAATGAAGATGGCAATTACATGACTGACAGCACTGGTGCTAGAGTTATTGTTGAGAGAACAGGTCCTCCTCTATCAAGATCAGAAGCAGGTGGAACGACACTTGAAAATGGAACAGTAGCACGAGACGAATCTGGTAGACCAATAAATTTATTGTAATGTAATAAATACATACATAATGGCATCAAAATTTCAACAAGGCATATTCGAAATGAAAAACCCAGAGAAGTATCTGGGAAAGCATAAACCTCGGTATCGTAGTGGCTGGGAATTAAAATTTATGCGGTTCTGCGACACTCATCCCGGTGTAGTAGCCTGGGCTAGTGAAAGTCACCGTATACCATATTTTAATCCAATTAAAAATAAAAAGACAAATTATGTTCCTGACTTCTTTATAGTATATGCCGATAAGCATGGCAACAGAAACGCTGAGTTTGTTGAGATTAAGCCAGCAGGACAGATTATGGGAAATGCCAAAAGTTCACATGATAAAATCCACGCAGTTGTTAATGAAGCCAAATGGCAAGCAGCTAAAATATTTGCTCAACAACAGGGCGTTGGGTTTAGAGTTATCACTGAGAATGAACTATTTAATAATCCAAAAAAGAGAAAAAAATGAGTAAAAAAATTGAAGACGTATTTGGTATGGCAAGCGCTAGTGACTTAGCAGACCAAAATGATATCGAAGATACGCCTCCCATGGTAGAAGATGGCGCCGTGGAATTTGATATATCGCAAATGCAGTTAACACTAGACACAGCAGATAAGATTGACAAAGCATTGCCTGCGGTGACTGATATGGGCGCACTAGATATTGAGATGGATTCTTATGCGGAAGAAGCAATGGGTGCGTTCAAAGATTTGATGGACCTTGGTCAAAACGTAGAGGATCGACACGCCGCTAATATATTTGCCGTAGCCGGTACTATGATGACGAATGCTATTAATGCCAAGACCACCAAGATGGACAAAAAGCTGAAGATTATTGAGATGCAGATGCGCAAACGCAAACTTGATTTAGAAGAAAAGAAGGTTGATATGCAGATTGCCAAAATGCAAGATGGCGACTCCGGCGATGACTCCTTGGATGGCACAGCGAAAGAGTTTGACAGGTCAGACCTTATCAGCGATATAATGAAAAAGATACAGGATGATAAATAACTATAATGAGGACAGAAATTATGAAAAGTTTAACCCAATATTTGACAGAATCCGAGAAATCTTATGATTTTAGATTGCGTAGTATCGTTGAATTAACAGATCAGCAATTAGATAAACTAGAGACTTTTCTAGAAAAATACAACGTAGTGAGCGTAAAAGCTCCTCGCAAAACAATTATGCAAAGAGCACCACGAGGATTCGGTGACACCGGACCAGCAGAGGTTCACATGATTGACTTTACAACTAAACTCCCAGTTAGCGCAGCAGTATTACATGAAGAAATTTCACGTAAACTAACATGCGGACTTGGTAGTATCCGAGTACATAGTGTACTAGAGGATCAAGAAGTTTGGGATGACGAATACGAAGCAGCAGACAACACAGGTAAAAGTGTATTGGCAGATGAAAAGTTTGGTGATGCAGAAACAGTAGATCACTCTGAGAATTTTGGCAACGAGTTTGTCAGTGAGTTCATCAAAGATTTGCCGAAGACTGAATTATCAAAAGAATATAAGGTATAAGGGATAAAACAATGGATTTAAGAGATTTAATGAAGCTAGCAGGGCTATCAGATGCTCCAGCGCCACAAAGTAATGATACAATGGATCATGCTGACCACGACACAATGAAAAAGTTGATGGTAATCCTTGATCCAACAGCAACAGACGACTCAATGGACTCAATGGAC